CCTTAGTAAACAACACGTTCTACACCCAGATAACCCTAATAATCCGTTCAGTGATAGCGCAGATCCTAATGTTGTCTTAGGACGACCTGGAGACGCTGATGGAGACGCTGTATCAATAAGGCAGGTCAAACAGCCTGATGGTACTTTTAAGACAGAGTACTACAAGCTGGAAGACGATCCTCAGAACACAGCGTACCCTGAAGGCCCAAGCACAGCTGGTGCTGCTCAGGTTAAAGCTGTAGAGGCACCTAAAGTTCTAAACACAGGACGTGCTGGTCGAGCGTTAGCTAAAGCTATTCCAAAGCTTCGTATGCTTATGTCTCCCATTAGCGGAGTACGAGCCACAATGCAAAAACTATCAGACACAGGGGGCGTTATCCTTGAGTCTATGGGTACTGGTGGTTCCCCAGGAATAACAGCGACTGACATAAAAGCAAACCTTGAGCTTGATTACACAGAGTTTGCAATAGGCGTTAAGGAAAAAGCTGGTGACTTGATTGCCAAGATAGGCGGACCTTCGTCCCGTGCGGGACTTACTCTTCAAGAAGCAAAGACCGACGCACTAAGGTTTGCTGAAGATGTAGGAAAAGTCTTCACAGGTGAACAGCGTCAAAAGATATACATCAAGGACGAAGGTCACTTAGAAGAAGAAGAGATCGCTGCGTTAGTTCGTATGACAGCAATGCGATACGCTGATGATAACCCTATCTCAAAACTAAATGTAGATAAGCTTGAGGCACGGTTTGGTGCCGATAACACTAAGACCATCTTGGCTGCGGCGAAGGACATGGCTGATGATGTACACGCCCATAACAAAAAGATGGAACAGTTCCTACGCGACACGCTTGAGGTTCCTGACGATCAGCTATTAGGCAAAGACTATGTCATGGCTCACATCTATCTTAGGGACGCTGTGGCTGCTGATCGTGCGGGCTTTGAAGAGATATTGCTTCGTAAGTTTCTGGACGAACCAACAGAAGAGTTTCTAAACGACATTGACGGTTTTGGTGGAGCTATCACGCCTGATGAGTTTGCGGCTCTGGGCAAACAAGACATTACCATCAACGGTGTTGACTACACCACCAAGACAGGACTGGCAGCAAAGATTGATATTCTTGAGTCTTGGTCTGGAGACGTGTACGAGCGTGGTCTTCTAGAAGCTGAGATCAATATGGATATGGCTCTTCAAGCTGCTAAGGATTCAAAGAGGGAAGCTGTTCTAGCTGCTCGTGACGCTAGGAAAACAGACACCGAGATTAAAAATGGGTCTATCAAGGAAGCTGTGGCTATTCTGAAAAATCGTCAGAACGATCAGATAACTAAAAAGACTGAGCTTAAAAACGCTAGAGACAGAAAGACAAAACTTGATACGGAGATCAGAAGCCTAGAGGAAGAACAGAAAATACGAATGGGTATCTTCCACGAAACAGGTAAATACAAAAAACGAGCCCAGTCTCAAGTAGCAGAAGCAGAAAGTCTTCTTAAAGAGCTTGAGGACATGGGTGATCAAGCGCTGGCTAAAGACGTATCAACTGCTCGTGACTTGTTGATTGAGGCAGATCTCAAGCTTGCAGATCCAGATCAGATTCTTGAAGAAGCTGTTAAAGCGTCTGCGTCTAAAAAGGTTTACGGAAGAGTTCTTGATACACTAAGAGAGCGCCAGCGTCTGATAGATAAAGAAATAAAAAAGAACGAAATTGAGCTGATCGATTTAAACAAAAAAGCTGGCGATCTGCAAAAAGCGGTAGACAACACTCAGAACGCTTTAGAAAACCTCAGAGCCAAACGAAAAGCATTGACCGCACGTCGTGCAGAGACAACGCGCCAAGCTGGTAAAGACAAGACCGCTGCGAAGAAGGCCAAAAGGATCGCACGGGCCAAAGGTAAGAACGCTGCTGTACACGAGTACGTTAAGCGCCTTGTGTCCGACATTGCGTCAGGCAATCGTCTCCCAGGGTCTATTGACGCCGTAGAGTCTTCCATGAGCAACCGCTTGAAGAAGCGTCAGATCACATGGACCAACGACGAGTTGGACGAGTTGTTCGAGAGAGGCTTTATGAGCGACGACTTGTTTGGAACAATGGACGTGACCAACAGAGAGCTGTCGTCACTGATAGGCCTTAAGCAGACTTTTGGAACCACAGATACCATTAAGATCGTAGACGACGCTGTTGAGGCTGTGAACGAAAAGATGAGAGACCCTAACATCAGTGATCGATACAGGCGTCAATTGCAGACACACGCTAAGGACGTTAAAGAATCTATGACTGGTATGTTGGACGAGTACATGGGCCGTGCGGGTCCAAAGCCCACAGACAACAACTTGGTAAACACGTTGGCTTGGTCTGCTGATAAACTTAGAAAGTGGGCATACTCTGTCTATGGTCCTGGGTTTATGGTTGGGTCTTTAACTGACTTTGCCCAGAAGGCTTTGGTCAACGGGTTCCACGCTGACAGCGCTTTGTTGATGCGTAATGCTGCGGACATGTTCAAAGGCTTACCCAAGTCTGAGCTACAAACCATTGTGGCCCACTTAGAAAACACTATGCAGAACAACAGAGCACTTGCTTTAGCTAATGTCGAACAAGAGCGTATGCCGGGTGCTTTAGGACAACAAGGAAGCCGTACCTACGCTGCTACTGGTCTAGTGTCACGAGCGGCTAACAGTCTTACTAACAGTGTGTCCATCTACAGCGCTATGCAGTGGTGGAACACACGCGGCAAGATCACAGCGCTAAACGCCATGCAACACCATCTGGTCAAAGATATAGGTGACTACGAGTCTGTACTAGCAAAGGCTACTGCCGGAGACCTGAAGGCACAAAAGCTGGTCGCCAAGTACGCAAGTTTTAACTTAAACCGTGAGAACATGGCTCTCATCAAGAAGATGATAGACAAGTACCCACCTGTAAAAAACAAAGGTGTGTTCGAGCTAGACTGGCATCGTTGGCACCAATCGGGACCAGAAGGCGATGAGGCCGTGAAGAACCTTAAAGCCGCTATGATGCGTAATGCTAACCAGGCGATTACAACTCCGGGCCTTGGCGAGAAGCCTTTGTTCATGAGTAACCCTGTGTACAAGACCATCTTCCAGTTCCAGACCTTTGGGTTCGTTTCGGTCCCTAAGACCATATTACCTGCCATACAGCGCGGAATGAACTACAAAGACGCAGAGATTCTTCTGTACATGAGCTATGTGTCTGCCCTTGGAAGCATGGTTCTTGTTGCGAAAGATCTCATTAGAGACGGTGAGGTCAAAGAGCGTACTGAAACCGAATGGGCCTATGACATCTTTGACCGCGCAGGTTTTACAAACTATTTAAGCCAACCAACAGCAGCTGTGTGGGCAACTGTAACCAGTATGGCTGGATACCCAAGCACACCTGGGCGTTATGGAAATGCTCCTATATCCGGCCTATTAGGTGGTCCAGCAGTGGGAGTAGCAGACAGGCTGGCCACAGGAGTACGAGGAGCTTTTGAAGGGGATATAAACAAGGCTGCTGGAAACCTTGGGAAAATACTTCCTTATGGACAAATGTTTAACGTTTTGAAACAAATAGGACAGGAGTAGAACTAATGCCATACGCAAAAGACAGCTACACGGGCGACGGTTCTACGACGGACTTTGTCATTACGTTCCCTTACATCGAAGCGTCTCATGTGGTCGTTAAGGTCGATGGTGTCACCAAGACAAACCCAGACGACTACACGTTTACCACAGACCCTCAAAAGATCAGGTTCTCTACAGCCCCAGCTAATAATGCCGTTGTTCTTCTAGTCAGGTCTACGTCTCAAACAGCCCGTCTTGTGGACTACCAGAGCGGTGCGGTTCTCAGTGAAGAGATCTTAGACAACGACAGCCTGCAAGCGTTCTATCTAACACAGGAAGTGTGGGACATTGCAGAGGAAGGATCTGTTGCTGTTGGAACCACAACAACAAGTGCAGCTGGTGGTAACGCTTCTGTTGTTAACGCTGGTACTTCTTCAAACGCTATCCTGAACTTCACAATACCTCGTGGGCCAGCGGGTCCAACTGGTCCTACAGGTCCGCAAGGTCCATCAGGTGGTGTCGATGGTGCTGATGGCGCTGACGGTGCTGATGGTGCTCCTGGTGCCGATGGTGCTGATGGTGCTGATGGTGCTGATGGAATCTTTT